TGTTTAAGATGTTCTTCAATTTTAATCATTTTGGAAAGGGGTCAAGGTTCAATTCAATATCCATGTATCGCATCTTTTCGTTGGGACTCATGGGAAATATTTTTTCATTAAAGAACGGCCAGAACGTATCATCTGCTGGCATTTGTTGAACGAGGTAGCACATATCCATTGATATATTTCTATATGATTGCATGAAAATATCCCATGCTACCACGATATTATGTTTACGTTCGTTGATTTTCTTGGGTTCCAGAGAACCTTGATACTGGAGGGTTCTCAATCCGTTTTCGGATCGTAGAATCTCGTTGCTATTGGTGCATAGCATCTGGCGAATCTCCGGTCTTCCGGGGGCGCGTTCCGGTCTTCTACGGACGATCATCAGATCACAGATATTGCTTTTCAGCAAACGCTGTAACTCAGTCCGTTTTATTAGTCTCATTTATCTCACAAACGCCAAACATGCGTTGCTCATTCAAGAACAGTCCGTTCTTCACTTTTCCGTAGCCTTTAACTTCCAGATTACTCACACCACTTCCCATTCCGCTGGGAAACACCACAATCTCTCCAACTTCCGTGAAGAGAACATTCGGTCCTTTTAAAATCACTTTTCCCTTGCGCCACATCTTATCCACATTTGCAATTGGAATCAGAAGACTACCACGCTGGACAAAATCGCCCGATTGTTCAGTTCCTTGGGCAATGTCACAATATTCCACAAGCATCACATCATCCATCAGGCGGGAGAGGATATAATCATCCATACCGAAGTCTGTGGGAAGGTTGGGATCATTTAGATCAATGTGGGATTTTTGGGGTGCTAACTTATCAATGCTTACTGTCATGAGAATATTTATTCATCTTTTTTGGAAGGCAAGCGTTTTTTAGAAATATAATTAATTCTTTTCCGTTTCAACTTGGGTATCAAGTTCTGAAAGAAACGAAATTGTTCTTCATCAGTCTCAAAAATCTGACTATACTTATTTACCGTCTCATTGGCATAATTCAACAGATCGTCATCATAGAAACTCAGATAACGTGTCACCATGTAAGGGGAGAACTCTTCCAACAATTCGTTGGTCATCTCTCCTTTCTTATCAAAGATAATATGATTTATGGTGTTAAACATCGTGTAGTATCATATCCTCTCTGTAAATGTCTCCATGTTCTCCACCATCAGCAAACCATTTGGATGGAAAGTAACAAGTCTTTCCCCCAATTAAGGATGCCCACCAAGAGAACGTGGAATTGCTTCCCACTATAATATCACATTTACTCATCATGGCAAGCTCTTTCACATCAGAATCGGTTTCAATCAAAGTGTAATTGAACATATTAAATTCTTTTGTAACGTGTTCAGGAGAATCCGTGAACATATAAATTTTGGTTCCTTTTACCATTTCGGGGGCAAAAATGTTGAGGAAATAATCGAAATATTCTGTCTTACAGACATAATGAATATTTGGATATATCAAATAATCCCCCCTTCTTACATGGAACGCCACTCTGATTATGGGATAAATACTGGGAGTTGAATTACTATCCCCAAAGTCCAATAACGATATAAATTCATCCTTAAATTCCTCAAAATATTTGAGGGATTGGAAATATCCATGAAGAGAAACACTTCCATGATGAAAAGGTAATTCATCGTAATTGAATCTCTTCTCGTGAAGAGAAATCACATCTCTAGTAACTGGTGGAGAACCATATTCAAAATTGCGAAAGATATTATCTTTATACGATAAGACGCTATTACCTTGACCAGCATTCCAATTATCGGGAACGATTATCAAATTCTTGTCATGCTTTTTGGCATAGGCGTATCCCGCAGCAATAATGAATAGCTGGTTTCCCAAACCACCAATTGGATGCACGTAGCAATTACTCATGGGAGCATCTTACCATTCCAAGAAAGGATGTCAAGGTGCTGAAAAATACAAAAACGGACACTTTCCGTCCGTTTTTTAATATCCAAGCAACCTTTTCCTGCGCGTATCAGCCGTGGACACCGAGAACGTCTCAGAGAACGCTGATACGGGAACGGTAGTAACCGAACTGAGGAACGGGAAAACCGAATAGGAATTGTCGGTGTTGACAACTGCCATATCGGTGAGGTGGAGGGAAGACGGGATGTTGAACACCGATCCCAGAACATTCACCGTGACGTTTGGAAAGGTTGCAAGGGAGAATGCTGATGCGGTGTGAACGGTGCTACCCACAGAAAAATTCACGGGGGAGAAAGCGAGTCCTACATCGGTGGTGGAAAGGGATACGACTCCAACTTGGCGACTTGTAACCACAACGTCTGCCCCAGAGAGATAGGTGACACCCGTGGCAGATAGGGAAGTGTTCGTAAGGTTCGGGGTTCCGGTTTTTTCAGCGGAAAGGAGGACGGTTTGGAACGTGTATAGGCTCATAGTATTATTTAGTAATTTGGGTAATTATTTTCAAAGTATTCTATGAGTTTGGAAGACACGGTATCCTTTCCAGCTTCAATATTATCAAGCTCGATTTTTTCCAAATCTTCTGCAACCTCATGATATGCGGATTGTGGAAGATTGAATCTTGGTAATGATAGAATTTTAATCCATTTAACTACCAACGGTGTCTTCGCCACATTTGAATATTTTAAATCAAAAATTTTATCATTATAATATGCCTCGATTTCTTCGCACAGCCAATTTCGTCCGCTATCCCAATAAATATCACCCTCTTCGTTTTTATCAAACCATCCCCTAAACCAATCCAACAAGTTCAAACGGTTTTCAACTGTTTCTTTTGAATATGGTCGTTCAACGTAAAAAGCGTCTATTTCTGCCAACTCGTAAGCTTTTTGGATTGCGGTTTCTGATACTGTCATGTATTAATTTAACACAATTTTTAAATTTGTCAAATATTTTTATTGAAATCTGTTTTTGGTCTGATAGTCTGTTAAGTAATAGTATGGCTAAAAAATACTCAACAGATGAAGTGATCAAACTTTTCAAGGAGAAGCATGGGGATAGATATGATTATTCGATGTTTATTTATCCCGGTAAAAAGAATGATAAAGGGATTGTGATTTGTAAAGATCATGGTCAATTTCTAACTTCCAAGCAACATCATTTACAAGGTTCTGGTTGTCCTGATTGCGCGGGTGTCCCAAGAGGGGGATTCAAACGAAGAACCCAAGAACAATTCATGGAAGAATTGAAAGAAAAATATTCGAAATTTCAGGAATATGATTTTTCTAAATTCATATATAAGAACAACACCACCAAAGGAATTATCGCATGTCCCAAACACGGAGAATTTCAAATCACTCCCAAGCACTTGTTGGCAAGACAATATGGTTGTTCCGAATGTTCGGGAAAGAAAAGATTGACGATTGAAAGGATCAGGGAATTAACATCATATCAAATTCCCAATCAGGAATACACAAACAATAAAACACATATTAAAGCTGTGTGTGAATTGCATGGAGAATGGTTGGTTAGACCGGATAATCTTCTTCACTCTAAAACAAGATGTCCAGTATGTGCTGAGAATCTATCTAAGATTGAAGAAGAACTTAGAGAATTTGTGGAGTCTGAATTGGATACCGACATTATTAGAAACGATAAACAAATTTTAGATAAAAAAGAATTGGATGTCCTATCCCCAAAACACAATATTGCAATTGAGATGAACGGGTTATTTTGTCATTCAGAAGAAGAAGGTAAGGACAAACATTATCATTTATACAAGACAAATAAGTGTCTGGAATCTGGTATTCGTCTGTTTCACATATTTGAGGATGAATGGCGGAACAAACAGGAGATTTGGAAATCCATTATTAGATATAATTTCGGGAAAGTTCCCAATAAAATCCATGCTAGAAAATGTGAAATAAGAATGGTTGACAATTTCAATACAAGACATTTTCTAAACGACAACCATCTACAAGGATATTCCAATTGTTCAATTTCGCTAGGACTCTATTACAATAACCAATTGGTATCCATATTAACATTTGGTAAAAGTAGATTCGATAAGAATGTGGAATGGGAGCTTATTCGTTTCGCCAACGTATTGAACACTTCGATAGTCGGTGGATTTCAGAAGTTGTTCAAACACTTCATCAGAACTTATAATCCAAATTCCATAGTATCTTACGCAGATAAGCGATATTCAATTGGTAATATATACCGTAGTGTTGGTATGAAAGAGATTCAAAATGATGCGGTGAATTATTATTATTTTAATAAGCGAGAAGGTATTAGATATTCTCGCCATCAGTTCCAGAAACATAAGCTCGAAGATAAGTTACCAATCTTTGATGAGTCGTTGAGTGAAGGGGATAATATGAAGATGAATGGTTTTTATAAGATATATGATTGTGGTAATTATAAATTTGTGTGGAGGAAATCATTGCAATAATTGATTCCGGTATTAAGTATTACCATGAACAGAAAACAATTCAAATTATACGTCACTATCAACAAAATCAATGGCAAGGTTTATGGGGGAAAACATTATTGGTATCCAAAAACTAGATATATGGGTTCTGGTTATAGATTGCGCCAAGCTATGGTCAAATATGGAAAAGAAAATTTTGAAACTAGGTGGTTTAATTTAAAGATAACTACACCAGAAGACTTGAATAGATTGGAAATCAAGTTAATCAGAAGGCTACACCACAAATTCGGTAAGAGTAATTGTTACAATATTCAAAAGGGTGGTAGGGGGGGTTATTACACTGAATACATGGATGAAAATGAATTGGATGAAGTGTATTCTAAAATAAGCAGTGGTCTTAAAGAAAAATATAAAGACCCCGAACATTATGATAAATGGAAAGAATCCTTAAAGAAAAGGAAAGCTACGATGGATTTAAGAAAATCTAAAGAGGGTAAATCTGATAAGGAAATTAAAAAGAGACAATTCATGCTAGATAATGGATTCGGTATTGTCACGTATGAGATATCATATCCCGATGGCAAGTCTGTCGTTGAGAGTAAAACACTCAGAGATTTTCTAACTGAATATAAAACAGAAGATCATGTATTCTCGCGCATCAGAACAAACGGCGAATATGTCTTCAAGAAGAGAACCAAACTTACAAAACACCCATTTCCAGTTAAGACGGTTATAAAATATATTTCAGAGATAAGAACATTCGATACCTATAAAAACGAGGAAACCCAAGGGTCTTCGGCACCTTGGGTTTCAGATTTGATTTGCGTAACTGCTTGAGTATTAACGACTTAGAGGTAGGTTGAAACCGACCCCGGTGTAAACGCAGTACCAAGACCCTTTACGATGATAAGGTGGTAATAGAGCGATGCACCAAAAATGTTGTTCACAATCCCGTAACGAGTCATAAGACCCACACGAGGAGCGAAATCATTTGGTCCAATCGTTCTTTGCACCATGATCGGGATATACGGACAGTATATCAGACCAGTATCATAGTATTCAGAACCCTTGTAACCCAACAGCGCATATTCCACACCACTGGTTTGACCAGAGTAGTAGTTAGGGCTATAGAGCGAGGAATTCTGAACTTCAGTCCGAGTATCACGATAAACCGTCCAGCGGCTACCAACAGTACCAACTTTTGCGATACCAACACCAGCAGTCGAGACTGTGCCATTGATTTCGTAAACCTTAAAGTCAGGAAGCATTTCGAGGATGCTGCAAACACGAGGAGTGGCGATAACAAAGTTAGCGGCACCTCTACGGTTACGAGCAGCCATACGACCACTTTCGATAATAAGGCGTTGATAGAAGGTAAGATTCCGTTCAGCAGTCCAACGTCCATCCGCACTAACAGGACTCCAGATGGAGAAACCTGCGCCAGCACCAGCATTGAAGGCAGTTTGGATCATACGCATCACAACTTCGCGGTCGATTTCGGCTTGGATTTCATACGACATTGCATTCGTAAGTTCTCCATCGATATCGATACCGTTCATGTTTTTGATGTCTTGTTCCAACTCAACCGACCAGCGGGTAGCTAATCTACGTGTTCCGGCCTCAACAGCGGTCTTTTCAAACTTGAGTTCGATTTGAGGGATTTTACCCGTCAATTCGTAGTTGCTCAAAAGTTCAGCAATACCACGGTCTTGATCTGCGAATGTCCAGTGTTCGGTGTTACCCGAAAGGAATCCAGCAGATGTGCCAGTGAAACGTGTGTCCAGAAGTTGATAACCAAGTTCGGTGTCTGGAAGACCAGTACTACCATCGTAAGCAGCTTTAAGCTGATTACCGAAGCTAGAACCAGTTCCACCTCCAGAGGTCTTGCCGTCGATGCTACTATCGCTCAGAGTATCACCTTGATAGGCGTAACGAAGAGCGAAAGCAAGACCAACAGGACCACCCATAGGCTGAACGCCTACGATCTCATTGGAAATCAATTCAGGGAAAGTGCGTCGAATCATAGGAATCAGAATCTTTGGCAGACGAGCATCACCAGTAGCATAGGAGTCGCTGTTAGCGATACCGTTGCCAATGGAAGTCGTTGCACCGAACACACCACCGGAGGCAGCAGTATTCGATTCTTGGTAGCACCACTGTTCTTGGTTCTCAAGGAGCATTGCAGTGGTCTTGTAAACGTGTTCGTTCCGAATAGCTGGGATCGAGTCCGAGCTATAATCGAGAACCTTACGCCACTTGGCAACTGCTTGTTGCATCTTGGAGCCTTGGATATCAGTAGATGGTAGATTATTCATATATTTGACTTTCTATTCACATTGTTCAGGAATTGCTTCCTCATAGTGCGGGTTGGAAATTTTTTACCTACGGAATGTTTGTTGTTTCAAAACATCCAGATAAGGATCAGATTCTTCATCCGTATTATTATTTACCTTTTCAGTAACAATTTTTTGTTCTTTTACGAAATCGGGCTTGTGCTTGCGGTTTTGAACAGCTTCTTCCTTGATGGTTTCCAGTTGCTTTTTCTCTTGTTTTTCAAAGAGGCGAACGGTGTAATCAAAGTTATCCTGAATGAATTGCAGGGACTTGTCTCCCAAAGCCTTCTTCACAAAATTCTTTTTGGTTTCAGGATACTTGGAAGTTCTGCCTTCAAGGAAAAGTTTGACTTCCGACTTGTTCTTGGATTCGGTGAGGAAGCGAACGTTCTTTTCAAGTTCAGCATTCTTATTGCGGAGCTTGTCGATTTCACTCTTACCTTCCACGATTGCCCCAGATACGGATTCCTTCATGACAGCAAGATCGATTGCAAAGACCTTTTTGAGATTTTCCAGAACATTCATGGCTGTCTTGTTCTTGACAGCTTCCTTGATATCTTTGGTTGGAATGGATTCATCAATGAACTCGTCAAGGAAAGCACTAACGGATTCCGTAAGTTGTTTTTTGAACTTGAGAAGATCGCCGTTCTGTTCGCGCTCATACTTTTTGATAACCTTGACCAGCTTTGCGGTCTTATCTCTATCAAAAGCTTCCATGATCTTTTTCATCTTGACCGTGCGATCCTTATCAACGGATGTCATCAGGGTCTTGAGTTTGGAGGCATATACTTCATCCTGTTCCAAAAGGGCAGCTTCAACGGCCAGATCAATCTTGGATTCAAGGGATTCCTGAATTGCCTTGATGGATTCATCGCTGAGTCCCAGACTTTTTTGGATGTCTTCCGAGAAAAGGTTCGTGCTTTTTTTCTTCATATTATTATTTAGAGATCGGGTATGAATTTTTTGAAAATCAGAACAAAGGATTGTCGATTTCTTGAGCAATTCTCTGTTGGATTTTGAAATTCACAGCATCCTTGAGTTGTTTATGAGCTTGGGCATGATCATTGGTCATGATAGCCTCAATGAATTTGGAGAGATCGGTTGATTCCTTCACACAATTGTTGACAGTCTTTCCACCCTTTTTCTTGGTGCCTTTCTTTTCGTAACCTTTCCAACAGGCTTTTTCCTCATCCTCATCATTTTTTTCATCTTTCAATGGTGGGAGATTATTAACTCCATAAATTTTCATACCTTTATGTGTCCAAACCGCATCATGTTGTGGTAATTTCTTGTAACCCATGGATTCAGCCTGTTTAATACGTTTGGTTCTCTTATCATCACCGGATTCCTCATCCTCATCAAAAGCGTTCCCGCGATTATACGATCCTTTGCCCTTCTTCGGCTTTTCCGTTTTGGTTGCGGGGGCAAAATTCTTGCGCTGTTTCACTTCCGGTCCATCGAAAACGTGCTTGCCCTGTTTCTTCAAATCTTTATATGTTTTGCCCATAGTATTATTTAGATTTGTTGGATAAACTTTATGATCTGTGCGCGAAGATAATTATCAACATCGTGTTTTGGAAGTGTTTTTAGAGCTTTGCCAAAGTCCTCGTAGATTTGTTCGTAATCACCGTTTTCGGTAATAGTCCAACTTTTACTTTCAAGAATACCGTCAACAAAAGCTGTTGGATATGATGGATCGGCAACACAGTCGATTGCAACCAAATGCATGTTTTCCACAACCTTATGACCAGACGCTTCACGCAACGATCCAAGCGATCTAGTACTCATACCGAGGGAAACTCCATTATTGATGAGTCCGCGAACAATATTTCCACATATCATGCCTTCTCCAGAGAGAATCTTTGATTTCCCAACCCATGCCTTACCATCTTTCCTGAGTTCAGTAACAAGGTGACATGCACGCTCTGGATTTACCTCACTGGTATTGGAATGATTTAATTCCCCAAGTGATCGTTTAGTTACAACCATCTCATTCAGATACCGATTAATTTCACGATCAAGCTCATGCTCTGGATAGATTCTCCCGTTCTTATTAATCTCCGAACCAAGGTAAACCCCCTGCACATATAGATTACTACCACTTCCACGATTAGTCTGTTCTTCGACAATTTCCAATCCATCGAAGTTGGTGGGATCATTGTACATCAGCTTTAGTTTTAATGCCATGTTCTTATTTATGTTTTAAATCAAAAATTCCATCAAATATCCACCAGTATCCCAAAATTTATCAACATTATCAGCCAATAATTCTTCATCGTGGGTGTAAATCTTATCATGTTTCGCGTTGATAAATTTCCAACAAACTGGTTCGATGGTATCTTTGACGATAAATCCTGATTCTTCAAATAGTGTAAGATCATCCCAATCAAATAACACATTACTTACTATTGTATTTAATTCATGATCATTCATATACTGTCTTATCATAGATTGAAACACTTTAGACATATCAACATCGTGTTTATTGGCTACTCTTAATACAGTGTTATCTTTAAACGATATACAACCATATATATCTCCATCATTACAACAAACCATATTAATACAATTTTTCATCAACCCCAATGGGTGATTATTGATTATAAAATCATTTATGGAATCATCTCCAACATATTCAAATACACACGAGTCATTTGCTTGGGTTCTCAATCCCAATTCTCTGAAAATTTTGTGTTTGAAGTGGTCTGATCCTATAATCTCATTTTCATAAATGTGTGTCAATTTTATACCTCGTTTATAACATTCTTCGGTTTTCCACCTATGATAGTCAGAATCCTTACCCATAACTTCTCCATGATATCTAAGTCCGTTAATCTCAAACCCTATACTCAAATCAGGGGTTAATATATCAATTTCGTATATTTTACCGTTATCATCTTTATATCTAGTGTGTTGGATGTGTGATATTCCAAGATCGTCCAACGTTTCGGACACTCGTTGTTCCAATTTTGATATCTTCATCCCACATTTTAAACACGGATGATTTAAAACAAAAATATTCATATCAAGAAATCTTACAAATTCTCCATGCTTTGAACATGTTAAAAATATCTCATTATTGAATCCCTTGAACTTGCTTTCATCTATTACCAACTCGAAATTATTATGTTTAAAATGTTTTTTAACTTTTGTTAGAGATTTTTTAACTCTGATTTCATCTAAACATTTGTCACATCCACCACCTTTTAATAAATTTTGGGGAAATCTTGTAAAGTCTCCATGTTTGGGACATGTAAGAGTGACAGGATTTTTTAAAGTGGTATAATTAACCTTACTATAATCATACTTATCACCATGTTTTTCTTCTAACTTTTCTATATAAGATTCCGTGGTAAATAATTGTTGATATTTCAAACTTTTTCTATCATCCCCACATTTTTTACAACCACTACCATTTCTATGTGTTCCCGCCTTTTGTGTGAAAATTCCATGTTTTGGGCAAATTATTCTAACTGATTTAGACAATGTTTCGTATTTTGAAATAGAATAATCATAATAATTATTATGTCTTTCAACACACGAATTTAACCATTCTTCATATGGGGGACTTTTCTCGTGATTGGCACATTTAGCACACCCATAACCGATTTTATGTTCACTGGCTTTTTGATAAAACCACCCATGAGTTGGGCATCCTATTTTAATCAGACTGGAACCGTTTTTATATTCCAAATCCGAATAATCGTATTTATTACCGTGTTTTATTTTGAACTCTTCAATTGCCTCCTCTTCAGTTCGCTTTCTTTGGGTATTACACTTATGACACCCATGACCTATTTTATGTTTTTTTGGAGACTGCTTAAATACTCCATGTTTTTGACATATGATATCGACTAAATTTAGATTACCAGTATAATGAACTAATGAATAATCGTATTTATCACAGTGTATTCTTTTGAAATGATCTATAACATCTTTATTACTATGATACTTTCCACCCATAGTATTATTTAGTCCCATGAATGGACTTTGATATCAATTTAGTTCTTTTTCCGTAATAATAATGAATTCCATCCCATGTTTCTTGGCGAATTCTTTTGCGAAAGCCCACTTGTCACAATTGTTTTTCCAAGCAACCTGTTCATATAACAGATTGGATTTCTTCTTACCCTTCCCAGCTTTCGGCTCTTGCGTCTGCTTCCAAGGCTTGACTTCCACCAAATATTTCTTGACAATATCCCCTTCCTGTATCTTTACATAGGCATCAATAAAATATTTACGATTCTTTTTCAAAAGAGTATCGAAATAAGGCACAATAATGTCCTCACTATTCCATTCCACCACATTGGGATTATTATCACAAAAGCGAAACAACTTTAATTCCAAACCGGATCGGTATATAATATTATCAATATTGCCGACATATTTATTTAGATTTTTGGGTGCGTAGAAACCTTGATGAAACTTATTATTCCGTTTTGATAATCCCAAAGAACCCATAGGATTATTTATTCTTCGAGAATAGATTCTTCTACAATCACAGGTTCCATAATCGCTTCTGATTCATGTGTTTTTTCAGATATTTTTACACCTTCCACATCGAAGGTCATCACCTTCGGTATTTCTGATTTGCATCTAATATCCATAACTCCATTAGATGCAAGAATATTATTAAATGCTGTAGCTGTTTTGAAATGTTTCTCGAATATATCTTCAAAAACTCCTTTTACTAAAAGTTCATTTATAACTGATTCGAGTCTATCATTAGGTAAACTCCAAAAATAATCAAAAGAGTTGTTCAGTGATGAAACCGCCGCCTTTAAAGCTCTGATTGTATTGTCAGCTAGTTTTTCAATCTGATCAATATCCTTTTGTGTTTGTGTTTTGTTTGTAATCATAGGTATGTTAGTGTCAATCCCTGTGGGATAAATAATGATAGATTTAAGTTCTCGTTTGTTCTTGCTCCGAAATATGTTCCGGTTCCTGCAGTTCCGGTTCTGCTTGTAGGTCCACCTGAAATTGTCTGAATTAAAGTTCTATTATTGAAAAATGAAACATTTCCCAATCCATCGCTGTAAATCTCAATGTAATTAACTGGATATGGCCATCCAGCCATATTATAAATTGGAAGTGTTGTTTGGTTTAAAGATGTTCCATTATGAACCATTCCATATAAAAATCTATTGGAAATAAATACACCGATTCCCGCCTCGGTAAGAGGACCAAATGTGGTATCACCACGGTTTCCCCCAAACCTTAAATAACCTTCCGCATTGGCGGCAATGCCTTGGTTACTGCCATAGTTGTGAGTGATTCTGAATCCAAAAACCAATTTTCTATCAAAATATACACCACTATTACTATTATTGGCATGTGTCCCCCCCGGAGGACAATAAGTATAAGGCGCATAACCACCAGCATATATAGCTGCCCTGTTTCCAGATACTGTGGAGGTATTACAAGCAAGTATGTTTCCGCCAAACGCAGCTGCCGTGCCACTGCCTAAAAGTGAAGGAGTCCATCCAGTATTCTGATCTATATGAATAGACCAACCACCAAATGCTTGGGTATATAAGAGATCACCTAGACTTTTTGTAATAACCGAATCGCTCGTTGAGGATGTCTGGTTTGGTGCTGTTATTTGTCCATTACAAATCAAGTCATCTGTGAAGGTTTTATCGCCAGCAATACTTTGATCACCTGTATTATATACAATATTACCGGAGTATATATTGGTGGCAGATATATTTCCCGAGACTGTTAATTTTTCATTTGGAGTAGTTGTCCCGACACCGACATTTCCATTAGCATCAATTCTCATCCTCTCAGAACTAGCCGTAGAGAAAGCTAGTATATTTGTACCAGCCCTCCACATACCTAAACTTGACTCCGCAGTAAATGTATGAGAAGGAGCATTTACTGTCCCTGATCCACCTGCAACATTACCTAAAGTGCTAATACCTCCACCTGCGGTAAAAGTGGTCGCATTTGCACCAGAACTTGTGAACACAACTGAATTACCAGCTGTTTTATAAAACCCAGTAGTTTCCCAACCAATAGAAGGTGCGCCGTTTGAACCGTTTGATCCAAGTTGTATAGTTCCAGCTGCTGTATTTGTAGCGCCGATACCCAAACCGCCAGTAACAAAAGTATTCCCAGCTACAGTTAATTTTTCATTTGGAGTAGCTGTCCCGACACCGACATTTCCAGTTTTAAGAATTGTGAATAGTTCAGTGTCATTAAATACATTTACTGTTGTATTATTAGACGTAGTTGCATACCTTATTGAAAAATTATTTGAAACACTAGGTCCACCCGCAAATAATCCCCAGTGTTTATTATTACCTGATGTCGGAGCAGATGTGAATACTAATCCACCTGCATAACTTGCAGAGTCAGCGGCAATAAATTGCATCAAGCCTTCTGTATCATCAAGAACGAACGAATTTTGACTAAATCTATGTGAGTTAGGTGTCAAATTGCCAACAATATCTATTTTTGAACGTGGCGAAGTAATTCCTATACCGACATTTCCATTAGCATTAATTCTCATCCTCTCCACGCCATTGGTTGACCACGCCAACGTATCGGAAGCAGGACTCCACATTCCACTATTATCATCACTTGTAAAGTTATAAGAAGGTTCGATTACTGTTCCTGCATTTACAGATACTTTTGAAGATGACAATGACCTCGATCCAAGATCAACATTATCAGTTGCTCCGGTGTATGGTACATAATCACTAAGCAAGACGCTTACAGGAACAGGAAGCAAAGTTCTTACAGGCGTTTCTCCTCCGAATTGGAATTCAAAAGAAGCACTACTGCCACCCCCGACTTTGGAACCATAAAATTTAAGAACGAGTCTATCAGTATCGGCAAATACACCATTGTTGAAAATGGCAGAACTAGAAAATTCGGAATAAAAATCTGATGTAACAGTGCTAGTTGGATCGCTAGCAGTTATAAATTCTTCGGTTCCATCCGAATCCCTTTTGTAGATATGAAAATGAAACGATCCTCCAGCAGAACCAGAACCAGCAACCTTTTTTACATTACCAATAGTGGTGGTCGCAAAAATACCAACATCTCCCACAATCACACCAGCATCAAGAATAAGTGATGCTATTAGTTGATCCGTTCCTGTTATCGGCCCAGTTGGAATATTGACCGCCGTATCGTCATAATCTGGATCAAGATTTGAGGTTACTAATCTTGAATATCCGCCTATATCAGAAGCTGCACTGGTTGCATATAAGATAAGCGTAGATGCCATATCCGTTGTCTTCACATAGCTTGTGTTATCCAGAGAGCCATCTCCTTTTACAAATTCCGAGGATGTGCCGCCATTAGTAATGAATGCTGATGCCTCTATTACCGATGTTAAATTGACTGAATTGGCGGAAAGATTATTAACCTTTATTGAATTATTAGTGATATTACCCCTAGATGTAACAATATCTAATGTATCATTCTCTGATGGATAAGGGATTCCAAGATATTGTGATGCGCTGATGGTTCCAACCACTGTTAAGTCACCATTCATGGTTCCCCCATCTTGGTATTGGGTGGCATTAGTCCCCCCACCAGAGGCATATACAGCTACATATTTACGGAGATCGGTCTTTACATTCTCAATCTTATCATGAATTTTAGTATTCCATTCCTTCTCAATCGAATCCCAATCCTTGACAACCTTACCAGATTTCTTCGTTTCCAAAACGTATTCAACGGGTTTTTCAGCTTTGATCTTACGAATCTCCGTAAGCAGATTATTTCTGCTTTCCTGAATTAGATTTTGAAAATATTTTCTAGCTTCGTCGGTAATATCAAGGGTTTCTTCCTTAACCAATTCTAGCTTTTCATCAAAGTAACTTACGACTTCTTGTTCCTTTTCATCCAGTTTTCTTTCAAATTCTTCAGAAATTTGAATTACTTTTTTATCAACATTACCCACACGGGAAAGGGCTTTTTGAACACCTTTGTTCAGGGAATTGTTGAGTTCAATGTTGGCATCCCGAATCGCAGATAATTCTTTATCAACTCCTTCAAGTAAGGAAAGATCAGCTTTCTCTTTCAGTTTGGAATTTAAATTATTATCAATCTCTGAAACCTTTTCATGAATTTCAACCGCGATATCATGAAGTTCTTTATCAACTTTTGGATTGATATTATTTTCATACAAATCCTTGACCAATTGCTTGATGGACTTGTCAATCAGTTGGGAGGATTTACTAAAGTCTTTTTTCAGAGATTCATCAAGGGAATCGCGTATCTCCTCAATCTTGTTATCAATCGTTTCCCGAATCTCCAAATATTTCTCATCATTACTATCAAAAACTTCTTTTTTGATTCGTTGGGATATGATCGTAAATTCATCAACCAGATTTTCCCGCGCACTCTCCAGATAGCTTTCAAGTGCTTTTTTCTTGGTATTTGATTCCTCCCGAATCTGTTTGATTTGACGGGATTTTCTGATTTCCAATTCCTTTTTGGCGGCAATCAGGGCATTTTTCTTTGCCTCTTGAATCTGTAAAAGAATTTCATTTTTCCGATCTTCGATAACTTCGGGAATAAAAATCTCATTTTTTTCAATTATTACATCGGGTTCCTCTTCGGAGAAATCCTCCAATTTGGATTCAAAAATATCAACGTAATCACTGTGTTCATTGAACACAACCTCAAATTTCCCTTTGGTAAGAACAAAGGGATAATTCGCTATCTTACCCCCCATCTCAACTGGAATAGACACCACCGGATCGCCGTTGTGTTCGGAAATCTTTTCGACTGGATATTTATTCTTGTTTATCTCGACCTCATAGACACCGAAAAAGATTTCCGAGAAATCTTGAACTTTGATGATGTTAAGAGGAGAGTCAGTTAAGGTGGGAGACACCTTTTCGCTAAACAATCTCATTATGATTATTTAGCGACAAATCAAATAATTCAACAATATATATTAAAATTTCTCAATTCTATTAACTGCTGCCTGATGGTTTTAGATGAACACGGAGAAGTAATAGATTTCATATTTCGATAACATTTACTACCAATAGTTGGGATTATTGTTAAATTTAGATTAAAAATATCCGAAATCATGTTGATTAAATTATATTTTGTGTGGGTGTCTGGTGAGTAGTATATCGTCACCCCAGCCCAGAAATACCAATTACGGATGATATATTCCATATGCTTACATAGTTCCAGACATGTAACACCATTCCACCAATGATTGACATACCCACGAACAGTATTATCAGATTCTCGTTTACACCATTCTAATAACGACCGTTTGTTGTGAATTTCTTCCCCAATGATCGATGTTCTAATGATAGTGAGATTTTGAGGCTCCCCCAATGACTTGCTTTTTCCATATGTGTCTTTACAATCGTGGGGGGAATTTTCATCATAAAACCCGCGCTCCCCACTATAAACACAATCAGTGCTTACATGTATAATTTGGCAAGGAACGTCTATTTTAAATTTTGATAATACATGTGGAAATATGGTATTAACAGCAAACATCACATCATCATCTTTAACTCTTTGGGGAATGCATCCAGCGGCGTTGATTATAATATCATTTTCCGTCACGTTCCGATGTAGGTAATCTAATATCGTTTTATGATCCGATGTTAGGTCTAACGTGGTTCTATCCACCCCGACCACATCGTATCCCATTTGGGAAAAATACTTCACACAATAAGTCCCCAACATTCCTGTGCTACCAAATACTACAATTTTCATGGTTTGAAATAATTTTTAGATTCTAAATACCTTTCAAGTTCTATATATTCAAGTGAGTTGTCTCTTGAAGAATATTCATTATTAAAAAATGTAATGTCATGACCACATTTATCTGGATATAATAAATATAAATCGTCACCATCCATATATCGCATCCGGCGAATTTCTTCGGAAGATGCCATGATTTCATGTATCTTCTCCCCCGTTCGTGGTTCTGATATCTCATATTTTAGACCAAATTTTTCTTTATAAATGTTAAAAATATCAATTACATAGAATGATCTCAGACTAGGAATCACGTTACATTTATTATATTTCGTAGATTTTAAAATTAAATCAACAGCATCATCCACATCCATTAGAAACCGAGTCATTTCTTCCCCGTATAGGGAAAGCGTCTTACCACTCTTAATATATTCCCAAATCAACGGAATGATTGAACCTGTGGAATTCATAACATTGCCATAGACCGCTGTTGTCAATTTGGTAGGACTCCACTCTCCTGCAATGAAACACTCACCAGCTACATATTTCATTGCACCATAAATTGTAGTTGCTGCTCTGCTTTTATCAGATGAGATGAAGCAAGCAGCTTTGAAATTATTTTCCTCTGCCGCAATTCTGGAATTGATTGCACCATCAATAATGATTTTTGAAGCTTCCTCATAATTATCATTACAAGCTTCAATCTGTTTCAGGGATGCGGCGAAAATACCCACAGTGTGATGTCTTGATTTTCTGATCAGCAGATCACGATTGCGGATATCTCCAACCACAAAATTCACCTTTGGGTATTCCTTTTTCAGATAATAGTGTTTGGACTCATCGCGTGAATACACGGTGATTTCATTATCTTGATGCAAGCGACGAATTAAATTTCTACCAAGAAATCCAGCACCGCCCGTTATGAAAATTTTCTCACCAGTCATAAATCATTTGTTTTGTTCTAGAAATCTTCTTACAAATCGTCACACCGGGATTGAATGGTAATGTGACAATTTCAAAGTCATCGATTAGATTTTGTTTGATATATTTCGCGGTTTTGTAAACATCTTCACATTGCCCTCTGTCAGTCATAGACCAATCCCAAGGATAGGTATCATGAAAAAATATAAATCCATCCTCGATCACTCTATCTTTTACATTGTTAAAATCTTTCAAAGATTGTTCGTGGGAATGGTCAGCGTCAATAAACACGGCATCAAATTGTTCAGTAGTTAATGATTCAAAATAATCATCAGTTGTTTTTTGGTGGTATTCCATATTACCCACCACCGGAAATTCGGCGGGAATCATATCAACTCCAACCGCTTTCTTACAGTGTTTGGCAAGCGTGACGAAATTACCTCCATGCCGCACACCAAGTTCTAGATAGTGTTCTGGACGAATCCACTTGAATAACAAATCGAAAAATTCAGTATGGTTGAATGTTTCAGCAGGAGGGGGGATGTTTCTTAAATGTATTGGTTGCATTATCTATATTCTTCTTTTACTTTCCAATCATTATGGAATATTGTCCACAATGCTCGCTCAATCATGTGAGCTTCCCCAACAATAACATCCCATCCAAGTATATCAAGGATTCTTTGGTAGAATTTTTTGGAGTATTTCAAAATATACTCCTTCGGGATGATATAATTCACTCCCGGTGCGAATCTGAACCACTCAGGAATCTCAGGATTCTCCCACATGTCATTGAAAAAATCGTTGATGTTTGAATAATATTTCCCTTGATGTTTTCCAAAATACCAAGAGTTATTGATTTCCATGTAGCTGTTGTCATCCCCGATCTTGTTAGCCACATTATTAATTCTCCAAGGCTCCGTGGTAAAATCCTGAATTTCTGTGAATGTTGTATTGTTGGCAACACTTAGGAAAAATTCTTCAGTGCAATTTCCGTTGGAAATAACTCGACCATTTTCATCGTGCCTTGGTGTTCCCGTATCTTTTTGATTCATCAGACATGCTCGACAGAATAAAGTAGAATCGGGGAGATTATCGTAATTCTCAAGAATGAAGTGGAACATATCATAAACATTTTGCCCCACATTCTTCTGATGTTTCACCTTATCCGATTCGGGAAATCGATGATAGCGGTCATAGATCAGATAATTCTCACACCACCTGTCAACCCAAGAATCCTCAAGATTATCGGGTAGCCAATTGTAATCGCTAACGACTACGAAATTTTTATGAATTTTTTTCACCGAATAAAATGCCTCCGAAAGTTTCTCCTAAGACATCGCCAAGCTCTGAAAACCTATCACCAATAGATTCCAATGTATCAGTTAATAGCAAATATATCGAGCCAATTACACAAACGGGAACTATGAAGAACATCCATATCAAAGCTCCAACTGACCAGCGAAAAGCTGGATGCCATTTTATCATAGGTTTCATAGATAAATTCTCTTAAATTCTTCAACACCAATCAGATTCAGAGCTTCCACCCTTCGTCTTTCCAGAAACGAATAATCATATGGGTCTTCATCAGAAGAAACGGGAAGTAGAATTTGACTACCTCTACGGATAATAGCACATCCCTCGTCGGTGTCAACTGTGTGGATGGTGAGTCCGATTTCCTCCATGCGGAGCTTCACAATAGCCTTCCAAACATCACCATGCCACGCATCGGAAGCACGTTCTCTGCGCTGTGTGATTTCCGTGACGGGATTACAATCATGAACGACAATAGTTCCATTTGGAGACAAGTATTTTAAAGAATTTACAATATCACGATAAACCTGTTCGAAAATATGAAGTCCATCTACGAAAATAATACTATAATTCTGTGATAAAGGTTTCTCGAAAAATTCATCAGATGTCATCCGATATGTTGTATCAACATTAGGATCAACTCCGTGTTTAATTCTAGCTTTCACCCCCACCCAATTATATCCCGGTTGTGATGGCGTATTTACGCCAATCTCCAGATAATCTTCATATCCATGCTTATCAATAAGCGCATTAATAATTTCAGTTCTTGTCATTGCAACATTAATCCTTTCTCCACCAATTCTTCTTTATTTTTCATAATATACTCTGGTAAATCCGATTCGTCTTTCCAAGTTTGTTCTCTGGAAACGATTTCATAACGAGCTTGGACATCGTTGTATTTAAATGCTTCATATTTTGCATCCTTGTTTGTCCAACTGAAATGCCACCCCCCGTTTGAAACGGGGATGCTCTTAGCTTCTCGCTCTGTCCTAAAATGATTGCAACCATAATGTTTTAGCGTCTTATATGTCCCGACTCTTGTTCCCGTCCAGCAACCGATATCCTGATTGGAACGGTTATTTAAATAATATGGATATGCTGTTTGGATTGGTCGATAAACTTGTCCATGTTGTAAATTATAACAAATGTCTGGATTTTCAGGATTCCAAATCTCATCCAAATCTGATAGAAAAATAATATCATCATCAATACAAATGTTTTCCAAAGCACGGATTGGAGCTTCCTTCTGATAAAATTCTCGCAACCAATTCTCCGCACCGTCTCCAACATTTGGACTTCTCAATGCTCGTTGATAATGATCTCCATCTTGGGGAAAATCAGGCATCACATGATGAATGATCTTGGAATGCCATTGTTTGAAACGCTCTTTATTTTCCTCGTAATACAACGGCTTTTCAACTCCTGTGAAAGTTTGTCTCGATTCTACAATCACAAAATAATCCACGTATTTGTCCAGAATGTTCAGACGAACTTCCAACAAATCCAACTCATTGAAAAATGAAAATACATCAAATACTTTACCCATAAATTCCTGTTCGTTTTTTGTATTCCTCATGTTCTATCACACATTCTTCCCAAGTAAAGAGATTCCCCTCTCTATCTAAATAATTGTGATTTCTAAAAATATTATATCCGCATGACCAATAACCATCAGAGATATTATGGCGACCCCAATACTTGGGAGCTAATATATACTTTACAGTATCACTTAGTAAAGTGGCAAAATACGGGAAGCTGGAATTTGATAAAATCAAATAATGAGCATTCTTGATAATAGTGAAATCTGTCCCCACATCATAATGTTTCACTTCAAAATCAGGGAATTGTCTGCTTGCTCTTTCTACATCATCAGTGATAACTACAAATCTAAAATTCGGGTTAATTTTTCGCATTCTATCAATCGCATCATCCCAATACTTCCCATTTAAATGGAAATGGACAACACTCGCATATTCTCCACCACGATAATTAATGATGCAAATATTTGGATCAGAATAATCATAGCAATCTTTTTCTGCTTTGACTTTCAACCATTGTCTAATTTCATCTTTACGATGGATGATACGATCTTCCGATTGAAAAATCCCGTCAATTTTTGTATTATCCTGAATAGATTCCAAATTTAGATCATCGATTGTCACATTAGAACCATTTGAAAGATACAACCATCTTTCTTTAAAATAATGCTGAATATCATCGGGAAGCGTATCAGGTGGTCCACCTTCCCTACCAGAACCACCCGTAACAGGCAATCCAAAATCTAAATCCATAAAATCCAAACATTTAAATTTATGGGGATTCATAATCCCAAAATCAAATCCCTTATCCTTGGCAACTACCCGTGTTGTCACATAACAAGCAAGTTGATTACCTAGCCCTTGACCGTTGTATATTTCAGTTACTATCATATTTTTCTTTACAATATCTTACTTCATCTCCCAAATTTCCAGAATACCTACTACTGATTTGATTTTCATGACAACGATTAGTAACCAAACAATCTTCAAGTATCGTAGGTAATCCGTATCGTCTTCCCAATCGATAGTAGTATTCCACATCCATGAGCATTGTCAAGTTCTCATCAAACAATTCAATGTTTTCATTTCTAAATGCTAGAACGGATGGGGAACTGATCGTGTTTATACCTTCCAATAAATAATTATTCCAAGACGGAACCATGGGTCTTTCAAATTTTACCCCATCTCTCGTATGATTGCACCCACAAACAGCCCATTTTGTATTTTCATCCTGAAACGTTTCATGTAAAGCTTCTAAACATTTATGCGTGAACATGAAATCATCTTGAAACATGATCTTGATAATTTCTCCATTTGCCATTTTTAAAGCATTGTTGAGATTGGCGACACCGTTGCCGTAATTTTCATCATATTTGACATATCGTATGGTGTAATCATTTTTCCATTCTTCAAAGCAATAATCGGAAATATCAAAATTTTGACTGTGATCGGAAATTACAATTTCCCAATCATGAAATGTTTGGATTTGAATCGAATGAATCAGGTCTTTCAGATATTGAAGACCAAATCCGTGCTGTTCCCAAACGGGAATACATATGGAAAATCTAGGTTTCAAATCTTCCAACTCTTGATATAATTTTCCAATTCTTGTCCCCAAGTATTGCCACAAACAAAATCAGAATGCTTACGATTGTTTTCGTAATATGGATGTTTCTCTCTCACCGTATTCTCATGAGGAAGATGCCATGCAATTGCGTCTTTATTACCAACTCTCAAAATATCCCAACCCGATTTCTGAAATCTAGCTAGAATTTCATCATCTTCATATCCCCATCCCTTGAAATTGGGATTGTATCCGTTACAATCTAAAAATGCTTTCTTACTAAACATTACCATCCCCCCTTTGCTCTGAGGATGTGCAACGAGAAAATTCTCATCCTGATCATAAGGAATAGGTTTCAGTGTTTGAGATTTGTCCAATAGGTCAAGTAGGGCTTGACCTACGGCGAATATTTCAAACATCGGTTGCTTCAAATGTATGAACATTCCGTTGTAAGGATACACAATCCCCGTATTTTCGTCAAACAATTGCTTTGCTTCCAGAATAAATTTCGGATCAACGATCACATCAGTATCTCCCGCAATTAGACACTCCACATCCAGAATTTTGGACATCTCATTGAATGCCTTGGTTCTCCAATAGACATCGTTGTTCTCCATGAATAGACCCTTACAATCGTATTGCTTACAGAGTCTCTTGAAGTCCTTATCCAATTCCTTATCGTCATTTAGAATGGCGATTTGCAGGTTATCGGAATTCTCACGATAAAATTTAACAACCATTTCCAGATTGCGAAAGCGGTCATCCACATCCCTACGGAAGTGAATCATCAAGCCAATATTATTTAAATCTGTTTTCATTATTTAAAATTGTTAATACTCGACCGAACCGATTCCATGATTCTATCACACTCTTTTCGATAAGTACTCCATTTCCAAAATTCCCAAAAATAGGGTTTTTTCATATTCGGAACACAATTCAATTCATAAACACTCTCATTTTTATCTATACTACTTTGAATCATCAAAATGATTTTTTCGGATAATTTTTGATGTGACCAATAATCAACTTTGATTGTTTTAATTTCTTTCACCATAATCAAAATGATCTCACGCTTTTCAAAAATGTCAATACCTCTTGTTCCCTCGTATCTGGAACACCATCACTCCCAAATGGGAATATACCAAATTTTTCCTTGAAATACTCCATGGAACCCCGAATATTATCCTGCCATTTCTGCATGGATTCGGGAGTCTTGATGGACGAATTTTCCTCTGAACACGCTTGTTCTTCAATGTAATCCAAGGAATTGGCTAGATCAGCCCACCACCAGTAAGGAGTGGAATATCCTTTCAAGGCAAGTTCATAGCTATGGGAAACATGATCAAAAGCATTTCGGAATTTCTCGTCAATCAGACCGACATCTTCCAGACACTTGCGGGAATAATAACAGAACGCTCCCACGCAATGCTGATTGAAAGCTAGGGATAAATCCCCATAATCTACCACCAATCGGGGACATGGCTTACCATGGGAGATACCATTCTTATTGGCAGGACCGTGGTAGCCGAACATCAGGTGTTGGATTCCACTCTTCTTGGAAGCGTCAATGTATGCTTGAAAAATGTTTGGGTCTTTGATAAGCATATCGTCTTCAATGAGGAAGATGTGATCACAACCAATGTTCAACAAATGTTTCATTGCCTTATTTTTAGATGCCGCAACTCCCAAATTTGTTTCGTTTGTATGGATATAATAATTATATCCGGGGCATTCAAATGGATCACCATCATTGATGATGATCAACTCCAACCAATTACACCCATCAATACTATCCAACAATTTTTTTAGAAATTGTGGACGATCTTTGGTTATAATACCTAACCCGATTCTTTCCTTCATATTTTAAAATTCTTAATCTGATCCGTCAGATTCTTGTATTGCTTATCCTTATCAATCCAGAGTCCTTGGTCTTTCAGCATTTGTTCCATCGTTTCCAGATTCTTGGGATCGAGAACGCTTTCCCCCGTCTCAACGAGATTACCTTTCTGATCAATGAACTCACCAATCCACGCAATCCTATCATCGAGATTTGACATGTCAACGGGAATGATCGCGGGACAATCCTCCGCAATGAAAAACGGGGTGTTTCCCAAATGATCGGAATATTGTTCATAAAGACCTGCGAAGATGTCATCAATCTCCCGAATGTAATTAAGATTCGTGTCGCGTGTCCCATCATTGACAATCTTGATTGATGGATCATATTTCAACCAGAAGATGATATCTAGATTTTTTAAGGAACGACGAACAATATCAACGGTGAGTCCCAAAACTTCTTCAGAGATTAAGTTATTTTCAGCGGCATGTAGGGAATATGCAAGATTATCTAAGGGGCAGCGATCATATACCACGTATTTTTCATCTTTATTTTCTTCCAATGTAGTAGTCATCCAATCAAGAATCAAAATCTGCGTTTCCGTTGTGGTCTTTGAAGAATGTTCAAGATTATTCTCCGTTAGAATGTCACGATATGTTTTCGCAGTTGTCTTATACATTGGCCACTTTTTCAAAAAAGCTTTCACTAATGTTGATTTTCCGGTATTCGATGTCCCCACAATGGCTGCTCTCATAATAATATTAACTTAACAGATAATTATAGGATTGCAAGCTACTTTGTTCAAATCTTGATAGAATAGTAATTAACTCGTTTTTTGAAAAATTTTGAACTTTTATACTAAATACTTATATGACCAAATCAATACTAAACGAAATAACAAGAATATCGAACAACTCAAAATATGTCAAATGGTATGTTACCATAATAAATAAATCTTTATCAACTCAATATTCCGATGATGTCTATTGTGAAAAACATCACATCATACCAAAATCGTTTAAACGATTTGTCGATCCTGAAATTCTATCTTGTGATGATAACGTAGTCATTTTACCCGGAAGAGATCATTTTATAGCACATCTTTTGCTGACGAAAATGTTTAATTGTAAAATTAAGAACCAAAAAATGAATTTTGCCTTCTTCCAAATGAGATTAAAAAATAAACACCAAGAACAACGATATGTTAATTCTAGATTTTATGAATCTCTTAAAAAAGCAAAACCTAAATATAAAAAATTATACATGAGTGAAAATGTTATATATGTTAATATATTAGACCCCAACCATTATGATGAAATGATTTTACAAGGATGGACACCTATCATGCCAGAAGAGTATAAAAAAGGTAGAGTTGGTAATATGATTGGTAGAAAACATAGTGAAGAAACCAAGAAAAAAATGAGAATATCAAATAAATTGGTCGATAGATCATTTATGAGAGGTAAAAAACATTCAAAAGAAACAATTGAAAAACAAAAAGAAACTAGGCGTATCCGAAAATTAGAAAATCCACACATCTACGATGCGGGTATTAAAAGAACTAAAGAAAAAAGAAAACAAAAATTCGCATCCGGTGAATTATCGGTGAAGGGTGATAAAAATCCAAGATATGGTATCAAACTTTCTGATGCGTGGAAGGCGAGACAGAGTGAAGTAATGGAACGAAATGCTAACAATGGAATGACACATTTAGAGTTATGTGAACAAATAATTATACCAGCTTTAAAAGAAAAACCTTTAAATATTAAAGAAATACAACAATTAGCCAATTGTAACTGGCGACCACATTATATTAGAAGTATAGTGGAGCAAATTGATCCTAATTTTGATCTGAGTAGGATTAAAAAAATGACATATAAAAAGAAAGAAAGTGATAATAAAAAACACGCTGAAAGATTACAACGAATGAACAACAATGGAAGAACTTTTGAAGAAATCTTCAACGAATCTTTAGCACCAAATATAACAGAACATTCAAATGTTTATCAAATTATGAAAGATTTAAATGTTTTAATGAAGACTCTCAGATTGATAATTGAAAGACATCATCCTGAAGGATTGGATTTTTGGAATAGGCTGATAACATATTCTGTTAAAAATTTTAAGAAATTGTCTTAAATTTCTTGACGATGAATTTGAGAATTTTTGACCTTACGATATCATCTTCCGTAAATTCAAATGTCCTGATACCATTATCAATGGATTCTTGATCGTTGAAGGCATTATAAACAGCCTGAAAACCACTCCTCTGGATATCTGGTTGCATGTGATCTCCAGCTAAGACCATAATGCTATTCTCCCCCAGCCTACTAGCAACCGTAAGAATTTCCTTGGTTTCCATTTGCTGCGTTTCATCAACTAAAACAAACATATTATCCCATGTGTGTCCTCTAGCGTGGTTTACTGGCATAGTTTCGATGATACCAGCTTTTTGAATTTTAGGTAAATCCTTATCTTCTACCAGCTTATTTATCAACTCAAAAGCTACAGCATTAAATGGTAATGTCTTGTCTGCTTCTGACCCCGGAAGATATCCCATGGATTTGGAAGCACTTTCAACCATGGCTCTCACATAAAGAAGCTTTTCAAATCTTTGTTCTTTAATCAACGTCAATCCACAATAAATAGATGTCCAAGATTTTCCAGTTCCGGCTGGGCCTTGAATTATAACAACCTTAGTATTTGGATCGTTTATAATTGAAACCAACTCTTTTTGTTTGTCGGTTAATTTGAAAGCTCTGTTTTTAAATTTGAAGTCAATCTTATTGTAGCTATTGGCGATAGCACTTTCAACATCTACTAAATTGACTTCCCGGCGTTTTCCTTTCGGAGCATTTTTAATTGCCATGTTGATATTACTTAGTCAAAATCTGAGTAATATCTATGTGTGATCACCGTCTAACCAACGGATAAATATTATATTCTTTATCCCACATGAAACAATCCAATTTCCTCTTTGGTTTGGATATTAGCTTATATTTGATAATGCTTACAACATCATCAATGGAAATCTTTTCCCCTTTCTTCTTACGCTTTAACATGAAGAATTTAAGAACCTTTTCATTCAGAGATTTCTCATATTCCCTCACGACTTGCTGTTCCACTTGTTTATATTTCTCTTGGATATTTGTTACTTCTTCAGATGGGACTCCTCGTCCACTTGACATATCCCATACAGCGTTTAAGTAATGTGTTGCCAGATGTCTAGCAATTTTAGTGGCTTCTTCTTTTTGTTCCTCAGTCATAGGACTAGGAAATGTCGCTTCATATACGTTTTTCATAATTTTTATCCTTCCAGTAAGCCCCCTTTGGGAGCAGTCTTAATATCAGCCGAATACCTCACAGCACCGCCCGTAGCTTGTCCATGAAATTCATTTAGAAGTTCGTCCATGTTGATGCTCTTGGCACCAAATACATGTTGCTCATAGATGTTTCCAATCTCCGCATTGATTCGGTCATGCCCCCAAGCATCCAAAATTGCCCCAGCAGAACCTCCGTATTTTTCTTTAAAAAACCCGCTCATATTATTATTTATTAAATTCTATTATATTTATTATTCACCACCACTTAAAATCCATTGTTCTTCCCCATTATACTTTACTAAATTTTCAATGATATTCTTACATTCATCACTATATCCAACTTCAATATCATAGATTTTAGCATCCAAATCCATGAGGCAAACAAAGGGAGAATGGGTTGCCACGATGATTTGGTATTCCTTGGACATCCTTTTCAGAAGAGCAAAGAGTTCCATCTGCTTGGGTAGGGATAATGCTCGCTCTGGCTCATCCAGAAGCAATGTCACCCTGCCCGTGCGCGGTAGGGAACGGATGTAATCGACCTCTCCAACTTGTGCGGGATGGGAAGAAACATACTTGGTGAGATCAGGAGGACTCTTGAGCATGTTGAATAGTTTGTTGAGCTTTTTCAAACGATATTGACCCGATGATGGTTTCTCAACCATTGCATCCATGTGTTCCGCTTCCGTGGTCATACCATCTTCTGATGAAATATCCTTGTGAGTGAACCATCCCCATTGGTCAATCTTTACATCCCCTTCATTATAGAAGGTTGGTGTTCCATCCCAACCCACAATACAGTCGGATTGACCGGGGGAATAGGCGCGATACACGTAAGGGAAATGACTTCTCTGCTGCGCTCCCAGAGCAAGTTCCGAAGAAATCCTAGACCATCCCGCATATCCATTGGG